CGCACCCGTGGCCACGGCCGACGCCTCCCGCGCTTTCGGCACGCTGCAGTTCATCGCCTCGGGCCAGGCCGCCGCGATGCCCACGAGCCCGGACGTGTTCCTGGACCTGGTCTACGCGCTGCGCGCCCGCTACCGCACGAATGCCAAGTGGGTGACGAACCGCCTGGTGCAGGCCGTGCTGCGCAAGTACAAGGACTCCCAGGGCCAGTACCTCTGGCAGCCGTCCCTGCAGGCGGGCCAGCCCGCGACGTTCCTGGGCTATGGCATTGCCGAGGCCGAGGACATGCCGGGCGTGGCCGCCAACGCCTTCCCCCTGGCGTTCGGCGACTTCAAGGAGGGCTATCTGATCGCCGACCGTGTGGGCATGCGCATCACCCGCGACGAGATCACGACGCCCGGCTTCGTCAAGTTCTACGTGCGCAAGCGCGTGGGCGGCAAGCTGCGCAACACCCAGGCGATCAAGCTGCTGAAGATCTCGGCCTGATCCTGTGAACGGCAACAAGAGCCCCGCCCGGGGCTCTTTTTCATTGGAGAGCACCATGCAACTGAAAGTGATCAAGGCGTTCGACTGGGCGCACCGTGGCGTGCAGGTCGAGCGTTTCGAGGCCGGCAGCACCATCGACACGGAGGATGAGGATCTGATCCGTGTGTCCAAGGCCGAGGGGTGGGCGGACGAAGACGACGGCAAGGCGCCTCAGGGCAAGCCGTCGGCGGGCATGAAGGTGGACGACCTCAAGACGGCACTGGCCGCCAAGGGCATCGCCTTCCCCGAAGGCGCGAAGAAGGATGAGCTGGCGGCGCTGCTGGACGGCGAACAGCAATGAGCCTGATCGACATCGACCGCGCCAAGCTGCATTTGCGGGTGGACGTGGACGACGAGGATGCGCTCATCTCCGCGCAGTTGGTAGCAGCTGAGCGCCTGTCCATGGCCTGGATCCGCCGCAACGTGTACGCCGACCAGGCTGCCCTCGATGCCGCTATCCAGGCCGCGCCTGCATCCCTCTCGGCGGCCACCGCTGCCTACGAGGCTGCGCTGGCGCTGGCCAATCAGATGCCCAACGCCATCGAGCGCGCAGCGGCCACCGCAGCAGCACAGGAAGCCTACGAGGACGCCCAGGCCGACGCCAAGCGAACGCGGCGCGGCGTGGTGGTGGATGACCTCTTCGCTTCCGCCGCCCTGCTCACGCTGGGCGCCCTGTACGAAAACCGCGAGCTGCTGGATCCGCCGCCTGTGGCGCAGCTGCTGCTCGACCCGCTGAGGGCCTACGGATGAAAGCCGGCACCCTTCGAGACCGCATCCACATCCAGCGCAGGACAGGCGGGACGGATGGCTGGGGTACGCCTGAGCCCGGCCCCGAGGCCTGGGAGAACATCTCCACGGGCCGCATCGCAGCCAGCGTGCTGCACAAGTCTGGCCTGGGCACGATCAAGGCCGACGCTGAGGTGTCCATCGTCCGCGCGAGCATCCGCATCCGGCGCCGTGCTGGCGTGGACGCCGGCATGCGCGTGCTGTTCGACGGCCAGATCTACGAGCTCAAGGCCGTGCTGCCTGGGCCAACCCGCGAGTACATCGATCTGGTGTGCGAGCTCACGAAAGGACCGACCCAATGACCAAACCACGGAACCCGCGCGCACCGCGGGCGTCGCGCGCTGCCCCGGCGCCGGCCGACGACGGCGGGCCGCGAACGGTGCTGACGACCAGGCCCGGCACCATCGGCCCCTACGGCTACATCGCCGGCCTGCTGATCGATGGCGTGCCGGCCGATGTGGCTGCGGCAAACGCGGGCTGGATGAACGCGGATCCCGAGCGAGTTGCCGAGGCCCGCGCCGCGCGTGCCGACGCCGTACCGTTCAAGGGCTGACGGCCATGGCCAGGCGCACGCTGTCCCGCAAGGGATTCGACGGCAAGAGTCGACAGCTGCAGGGCAACAACACCTCCGGCAAGGCCTTCCGCATCGACCCGAACCTGGGCGGCCTGTTTGACATGCTGAATGAGATGGAGGCCAGTGTGGAGGGGGCTCTGCGCCCAGCGGCCCAGGCGGCCACCCAGGTGATCTATGACCGCGTGAAACTCAACGTCTCGGCCCTCGGCCGTGTCACTGGCAAGCTGGATCGGTCCATCTACCAGTACTACAGCACCGAGAAATCGGTGGATGGCGAGCGCGCCGAGTACCACGTTTCGTGGAACCACAAGAAGGCACCGCACGGTCACTTGCTGGAATGGGGGTGGCTGCAGCGCTACGTCTATCGTCCCGACGGTATGGGCCCGATGGTGCGCCCCGGCATGGAGGGAAAGCCCAAGCCGAAGCGGCGCGCGAGCCAGGCGGAAAAGGATGCGTACTACGTGACGCTTCCTGTGCCCAAGCAGATCCCCGGCAAGGCGTTCATGCGCAGCGCCGAAAGCTCGATGCCCGAAGCGCAGAAGGCTGCGGAGCAAGAGCTGCTGAGGCGCATTCGCGGGAAAGGAGGTGGCTGATGGCGCTGGAAACCGACCTGATGGCAGAGCTGCTGGCCGAGTGCCCGCGCGTTGTTGTGGGCACGGCTCCCTACGGCACGGCCATGCCCTATGTGACCTGGCAGCACATCGGCGGCGACGTGCTGCGCTACACGGACAACGCGCCGGCCGACAAGCGCAAGCCGCTCATCCAGATCAACACCTGGGCCGCCACGCCGCAGCAGGCCTTTGCGCTGATCCAGCGCATCGAGGAGCGGCTCTGCGGCGCTGGCGCCTTCACTGCGCGGCCGCACGGAGACCCCATCGGCGCCTATGACGATGCAGGAGTCGTCTCTGGCTACCTGCAGACCTTTTCCATTCTGGGCGCCCGATAGGCCGCCTGACCAGTTCCACCGCCTTGGCGGTCTCCCGCCCGCGAGGGCACTCCATCAACCCGCTTCGGCGGGTTTTCTGCTTTTGAAAGGGCCACAACATGGCATCTCTCCCTACCGGCTCGCGCATCGCCGTGGCCACTTCCATCGGCGCCAAGGTGCCTATCACCGCGATCACCAACGCGACCGAGGCCGTCTGCACGGCAGCTGGGCACGGCCTGGCCGTCGGCAACATCGTGATCGTCCTGTCCGGCTGGGGTCGTCTGAACGGCCTTGTGTTCCGCGTGAAAGCCATCCCGACCCCGGACACGTTCACCCTGGAGGGCCGCAAGGCCAACACCAGCAACACCAACCTGTTCACCCCTGGCGGCGGCGCTGGCTCGTTCCAGAAGGCCCTGACATGGGTGGACGTGGTGCAGATCCTGTCCAACAACACCTCGGGCGGTGATCCAAAAAAGGTCACGTACCGCTACCTGGAGAGCGAGAACGAGCAGGAAATCAACGACGGTTTCAGTCCGGTCTCGCGCTCGCTGGAAATCGATGCTGATGCCATCGAGACCCCGGGCTACACGGCTCTGGAAGACCTGTCCGCCAGCGGCGCCGACACGATCCAGCGCCTCACCATGAAGAACGGCGCCACGTCGTATCTGGCATGCACCGTGGCGCTCAACGATGAAGTGCTGATGCAGGACGGCCAGGTCAACCGCGTGAAGGCCGATTTCTCGGGCAAGGGCCGCTCCACCCGCTACGCCAGCTAAGGCGTCAACCCCATGCACCGGCCCGGCTGTTTCGTCTCTTTCAGCGGAGGCGGGCAGTCGGGCACGGGCTTTCTCTTTTTCCCTCCGCTGAAAGGATCACTCCATGGCCACTCAATCCAAGACCGCTGTTTCCGCCGCTGCAGACGAGGCTGGCAAGAAGCCCCCCGCATTCATCTTTGGCGCCCGTCCCGAGACCATCACCGCGCCCGTCTCGTTTGTGCGCGTGACCGGCGAGGTTGCCGAGATGGACTGCAAATTCAAATACCGCACGCGCCGCGAGTTCGGCGAGCTGTGGGACGAGGTGTCCAATGCCAATGTCCCTCAGCCGGCCGACGGCGAGAAATTCAGCTTCGCAAACTTGGCCGACCGTGGCCTCGAATTCAGCGCAGAACGAACCCTCAAGTACCTGGTGGGCTGGGGCGTCGAGATCGAACTCAACAAGGCGGCCCTGGTGCAGCTGTTCGATGAAGAGCCCAACGCCGCCGCCGCGTTCTGGGACGCCTACCGTGCCGCCCTGGTGGATGGCCGCGTAAAAAACTCCTGAGCGCCACCGTCGCCTATTTCACCCCCGACCCTGAGGTCGCAGAAGGCTGCGAGCCAGAAGACTACTGGGAAGACCCAGTGGAGGCCTGGCCCGAGAACGCCGAGTCGCTTGCG